ACTGTTAAAGACAGTAAATACAGGAAGTGCCGGGATCATGGAATGGCAGCAGGGGTGCAAAAAAAGAAGGGAAGATGAGCGCGTCAGGAAATTGACAGATAAGTGGGATGAAGTGATGAAGCCTGTGGGCGAGCCACCGAAAGGCTTTAGGGACTGGTATGAGCATAACGGCTTTGACGGAAGTAATTTTATTTACTATAAAGGCGCCGGTGCGAAGACCGGGTACTGCACATCCTGCCTGAAAACGGTACAGCTTGACGTAAAACCAAAACATAACATGTCGGGAAAATGCCCGGTATGCCATAGAATTATAAATTATGTTTCGCGTGCAAAAAAGAAAAATGATGTACATGTGCAGTGCAGGGCGTTTACATGCATCCAGCGTTATAAAGACGGGCTTATCCAGCGGAGGTTTATAGCAGAAAGAACAGACAAAGTGAATACACTGGGTGTAATCAAGTGTGACTTCTGGGAATCAGAGACACACCGGCAGATTGTGAGCTCGGGCGGGGTAGAGATATACGAGTATGGGGAATATAAAAGAAGAAAAGTATGCTGGCATGAAACAGATTTGTATTATGTTCCGTCTGACGGCAGCATGGTGTATGAAAGAAATCTCTCAAACGTATTCAGACATTCCAGGACATCCTATCCTATCGCAGTAAAAAGTGGATGTGTGGAAGATGTCGGGCGTTATCTGAAGAAAGAAAAAGAAAGGCCTCTGATAGAGATGTGCATGAAAGCAGGACTCACGATGCTGGGAAGGTATTTCCTCAATGATTGGGGATATAAAAATACAGAGAAAAATATCAATGCACATGAACTTGGAAAGATGCTCTGCATTGATAAGGGGAGGTTAAAAAGACTAAAGGATATAAATGGGGACGGAAAGATTTTGAGGTGGCTGCAGGAAGAAAAGAGAAACAACACCGTATACCAGGATGAGGACATCATGACCTTATGCGAGGCAGACATCTACCCGGAAGACACAAAACGCAAAAATCCTTTTCAATATCTGTCCATGCATAAAGTCTGCAACTACCTGAGAAAGCAGCAGGAGTACAGAAGATTACTTGGAAGAAAAGAGAATATGTGTTACCTGTGGAGTGACTGGTGTGATTATGTGGACATGATGCAGAAAATGAAAATGGACTGCACGGTAGAACTGCTTTTAAAACCGAAAGACCTCACAGTGGCACACAATGAACTGGTGGCGAGGATATCTCTTAAGGATTCAGCAAAAGAGATCCGGGAAAAGGAAAAGAAATTCAAAAATGCAAAGAAACTGCTGGAATCAGGGGAACTGAAAAAATATGAATACAGTGACGGAAGATACTGCATCGTATCGCCGGGAAGCATTAGGGACGTTTACGAGGAAGGCATTGTTTTAAAACACTGCATCCACACATGCGACATTTATTTCCAGCGGATGGATATCAGGGAGACATATCTGTTATTCCTGCGGAGGACAGATAAGCCAGATGTGCCGTGGTACACACTGGAGATAGAGCCGGGCGGAAATATAAGACAGAAAAAATCAGTGCTGAATGAAGCTTATAAGGATCTGGATGATGCAATGCCGTTTTTGAAAAAATGGCAGCAGTGGGTAAAGAAAAATCTGTCTGCGAAAGATAAGAAGCTGGCAGAAAAGAGCGACAAGGCAAGAAAAGATGGATATAAGCAGTTAAGAGAAGAAAAGAAACTGATCTGGCACGGCAGGCTGCAGGGAACACTGCTTGCGGACGCACTGGAAAACGATTTCATGGAAGTTGTATAGGAGGAGTAAACGATGGAACAGGTAATAGAATACAGATCATATCAGGAATATAAGCAGGAGCTGGATACAGAGCTTAAGAAAACAGCAGAGGGATTTGTCCGCATCGGATATCTGCTGAAAGTGGCACGCGATACCAGTATTTTAGCAGAAAGCAAGTATGAAAACGTGGTAGATTTTGCACGCGCGGAATACGGTATAGATAAAACCATGGTGAGCAGATTTATCAGAATCAATGACAAATTCTCCCAGGGTGGATATGCGCCGGAATTAAAGGAAGAATATCAGGGATTCGGATATGCCAAACTGTCAATCATGCTTTCCCTTCCGGACAGTGTAAATGAGGAATTGACACCGGACTTCAGCAAATCGGAGGTACAGCAGGTAAAGGATGAAGTAGACGAAGAGAAAAAAACGACAGATATCGAGGTGCTGTTGGAAGAAAAGGACAGTGTGCAGCAGTCATTTGACACAAACCTTGAAAAAGCTGTGTACCAGCTCGGAAAGGACGCACCGGAAGTCTACAAGAGACTGTGGGAATCAGCAGTAAAGAACGGAGAGTCAGGGAAACGCTTTATCGAGAATCTGATACCGGATGAAAAAGCGATGTACATTGTGCGCATTCCGGGAGCCGGCAGATGCATGTTGAGCATGAAAGCAGAAGAGGACACGGTAAAACTGATCAATATCAGGGATTCCTCAGCGAATGAAACCTACACAAAGCAGGAATTAGAAGATGCACTCAAAAAAATGATGCCAGATACAGACACATGGGGAAAAGCATGGGAGAGCCTTTACGGTGAAAAACTTCCGGCAGAGAAAAATGCAGCAGTTGCACCGGTACAACCAAAGGCGGCATCAAGAAAAGAAAGTAAGGTTATCGTTCCAAAGAAACCGGAACCTGAGAAAAGCGTGCAGAATATCCCGGAAAGCGTTTCAAAAACACAGGAAAGCGTGCCAGAATCGAAAGAAAACGTTTCGAAAACAGTACAGAAACCTGAAATGACATTAAATGATGTAAATCCGGAGATTCCAGCGCCGGATCCAAAACCAGTTGAAGAGGATGTACCGGAAGAAAAGCCGGATGTGCAGCAGGATACCAATGAGCAGATCCCAGGACAGGACGAGATTGAGAACCATCCGGAGTATATGCCGGAGAAGAAAACAGACCAGCAGATCATTGAGGATGCCAAGAGAACAGTTGAAGCTATCCGCTTAACTCTAAATGACTGGGAATATACGATACCACAGGGAATGCTGGCAACCATATTAGATCGTGTTGAATATTTAAAAGATACTTTACAGGAGCTGGTCAAAGGAGATGCCGATGAGGATGATGTTTAGGATCAGGCTTTTCTTATGGGCGGCATGGGTGAGGATACCGAAGCCGTGGAGAAAAAGAAAATACAATAAAATATTTGAGCAGATGCAGCAGGCGGTGAAGAGATGAAAAAAAGCAAGAAAAATAAGGTCAACTACAATTTTCCAAAAGAAACCTGTGAACTGATCGCAGAAAGGGATGGTAATGAGTGCCTGTTCTGCAAGCTTGGATACCACATGGACAAGTGCAGATCAGAAATGCTTTTAGGGATACCGGACATCATGCATTACATAAATAAAAGCCAGGGCGGACTAGGCATTGAGGAAAATGGTGTGCTTGGCTGTCGTTATCACCACGGATTGCTCGATAATGGCAACTTAGGACTCCGGTCGGAAATGTTAGAGATCATGAAAGAGCATCTTATGCAGCAGTATCCGGACTGGTCAGAAGACAAGCTTGTTTATAAAAAATGGGATTTTCCAACTTTTGAATAATATATCACAGTAACTGTTAACAGAGGATTTCCGGAAGCATAGCTGGGGCTTCCGGAAGAAAGGAGAATTATGAAACAGCCAAGTAAACCGACAAGAGCACAGAAAGTAATTATTTCAGGACATAAATTAAGACCGGAAAACTGGATGGTTGTATACGAGAGTAAAGACACATTGGAGGTCATCAGTAAAAAGACATCCATGCGAAAAGTCTTACAGAAATGAGGGATTTTGATGCAAAAGAAATGTAAATATTGTGGGAAAGAATTTAACAGCACAAAAAATGATCGCAGATATTGCAGTGACGAATGCAGAAAGAAGTGTCAGCTTGAAATGAGCAAAAAAACGCAGAAAAGGCGCACATATTAAAAAGCCGAATGCAGCAGTCGTTGATATAGCAGTAAAAGCCAGAGAAGCAGGTATGACATATGGACAGTATGTAGCGAAGATGGGAGACGCGGATCATGCGGAAAAACACAAAAAAATATAAAAGAGAGCTTGCAGCAGCAAAAGCAGATATTAAGAGATTACTCACTGAGGAACATTTGCCGTGTGAATTTTGCAGATATGAGGCACGAATGGACGTACCGTGTACGCAGGGTGATAAAGAATGGTGCAGACAGCATGCAGTCTGGAAGAGAGATTTAAACGGAATTGACAAAATCAAAGCCAAAGATTCACTCATTGAAGAGTTGAAAAAGGCAGCATATGAAAAGGTCGGCAATGTTGGTATGGGTGGAGAATATATCGTAAACCTTGACGATGCAATAGAAATTGTAGATAAGTGTTTGGTCAGTTAACTTAGGATTTAGCGGAGGTATCAATTATGACTTATAAAGAATTTGTGAAATGGTGTAATGAACGTGCGTGCGATGGATGTTGGGGTATGATAACAGCTATGGTTTGCATTGACATTATGAGAAGAATTAAGAAAATTCCATTTTGGAAAAGAGAGAAGTATTGGAAAGCAGAGTATGAACAAAAAGTTTTAGATGAGATTGTAAATCCAATTAATAAAAAGATAGCAGAGTTTAACTGAAATTTTTCGGCAGGAATCTCCTGCCGGAGTAACATAAAATTTTGCGAGGTGAAATGTTGAAAGATAAAAATAATTTTAGAATGATGAATTGTGACGGTTGTCAATGTAATGAATGTAATGAATGTTCAAGTGCGAACTGTGATATTTGTTATCGTGCAGAATTTGCAACAGAGGATTGTGATGATATGTTTCATGTTGCAGAAAATGAAAAAGAGTGTGATTTTGATTAGATAAATTAGAATTTAGCGGAGGTAAGACATGGAACAGAAATGGATAACCGACAGATTGCCAGAATGTGAGGTGGAAGTCCTTATTTGTTATAAGTACAAGAACCGAGAAGAATCGCATATTACAACGGCAATATATGAAGACGGAACAATGTTGGAGAATGACAGCATATGGGATTGGGAAGATATTGATGGAGAATACGATGAGAATGAGGATTGCTACATTATACCTCAAGGTTGGTGGGAGTACAGACATTTCAATCCAGACGATGTATATAACAACCTTGTGGATGCCGAAGTCCTTGGATGGATGCCATTGCCGGAGAAAATTTAGAATTTAAAGGAGAAAAAGATGACAAACCAAGAAAGAGCATACATTATGAATCAAGTTGAAAATGCATCGGTAGAACCAAGTGATCCTATGAAATTATCGGAGCTTAAAATATATCTAAAAGGATTTGAAGATGCCAGAAATGCAATGATGGATGCTGTTGGAAGATGTTATAAGGAGACAAGAACGGATTAGTTAAACTGAACTTTAACGGAGGAATCAACATGAAACTGATAAAAAAGAAAGCTGAATTTGTGGGGTACGTAGTTTTATATTGTGGTAGATTTCCAGAATGGAGATGTCCAGATAAAGATTGTGGAATGAGCGTGATGGAGGAATATAAATGCTGTCCATATTGCGGACGGCGTTTAAAATTTGATAAGAGCAGTGCTGAACTTAACTGATATTTAACGGAGGTATTGAAAACATGGATAAAACAACATTGCATTTTTTCACTGCAATAAAAAACGGTGAAGTAAAACATATAGGAAAAAGCATAATCAGACAGCCGGAAGTAAAGTTTGGAGGTGGATCGATAAAATGGTTTGACGACAAGCAGTTAGTGAAAAATAAAGGAGAGGAGACATGTTAAAAAGAGAATATAAAAGAAGAGAACCGACAAAGGAGGAAAAAATATTTTTAAAGTCGAGAGGACTTATACCGGACAGCTGGCTAATATTGTACGAAAATAAAAGTGAATTAGTGGTTGTTAGCAGAAGGAGATCATACCGAAAAGTATTAAAAAAACCAAGAAAGAAATTGATGAAAAAGGAGAAAGAACTATGTTAACAGTAATGGAATTTAACAGAAATAAACAGAATGAAATTCAATTAAAATGCAAAGAAAAATATATACGCATTGAAACAGGACTTGCAGAGAATAGCCTGACGATAGATTTTAAAAATTTAAAAGAAATCGATGAACTGATATTTTACCTAGAAAAATTTAAAGAAAGAGTCAGAAAAAATAAATGTGAAGAATGGCTTTTACAAAGCAGTTTGGTAATGAAAAGAGTAAAAAACTGTGCAGAATGTCCTTGCTATTATAAGGGCAAATGTAAAGGTGGAACACCATCGGAGATATTTAAAGGAAAATGTAAAGATGTTGACGTGGAAGATCCAAGTAAGGAAAAACCAGCATGGTGCAATTTAATGGATGCAGTCAAAAGAAAAGATGGAACAGAAGAGTATCAGGATTACCAGAGAAAAGAAGAAGACGAGGAATTTTCAATATTAGTTTTTGCAACGCCAGAAAATTGCACAGGTTGTCCATGCTGCCATGATGGAAAATGCTATGCAGTGACTAAACCTATAGAAGTTGGAGAGAAAAAATTAGATGGATGCATAAGAAGAGATTACAGACTTTAGGAGCAGAGCATGTATGATAAAACAGCAGATCAGCTTACAAAATGCCCTTATTATTTAAGATCTCAAAAATTATCAATAACGTGTGAGGGGATAGTGAATGGGGCAAAAAATGCTATTAAATTTAAAACGGAAGAGGAAAAGAAAGAGTTTCAGAGAAATAATTGCTTCAAATATCACAATAATTGCAACTTGAAGAAAGTTTTGGAAAAGAAATATGAGGAGGACTGACAGTAATGTGTTAGTCCTTTTTCTTTTGAGGGGGGCAAAAAAATACACAAATCTCTAAAATGTATGCAAAGGGCGGTGATGGAGTGGCTGAGAAACATATTGAGGCTGAAAAAGACTATATAAACGGCATGAAATACAAGGACATAGCGGATAAATATGGCGTTTCGGAAGCCACTGTGAAGTCCTGGAAAACAAGATATGGCTGGATTCGGGAAAAGAAAAAAGTAGCGCATACAAAAAATAAAAAAAGTATGCATACAAAAAAAGTAAAAAAAGATATCCCAAAAGATGGAACAAACACCGTCACAAAAGGAGAACTAAGAGTAGTCTGTGAAAATGAAGAATTGAACGAGAAACAGAAACAATTCTGCGTGTTTTTCGTGAAAAAGCATAATGCCACAAAAGCATATATGCAGGCATACGGTGTTGATTACATGACAGCGGCAGCAGCATCAAGCAGATTGTTAAAAAATGTTAAGATACGAGCCTTTATCGAAATGCTGAAAAATGAAAAGCTGAACCAGATGTATTTTTCGGCGGATGATCTGGTGCAGAGATACATGGATATTGCATTTGCGGACATAGGAGATGTGGCAACATTTACAGAGCGAGGAATCGAACTTCGAGCAAATTTTGATCCTACGACGGTAAAAAGTATAAAAGATACAAAATATGGATACTCAATACAGATGCTTGATCCATTCAAAGCGATGGAATGGCTTGATAAATACTTTGAAGTCAATCCGGAGAACGTGCGTAAGCGTGAATACGACATGTTGAAGATGCAGAGGTTGCAGCAGGAGTTTGACGAGAACAAGAAGAGAACGGAAAACGAGGAAGAAGAGAAAAATAATACTGGTGTTATTATGCTTGCTCCAGTGTTGCCGGAAGAAGAGGAAGAAATAGATGAATGTGATATGGACACCACAACCGAAACAAATTGAATTTATGCAACGTCCAGAATATGAGGCTTTGTACGGCGGAGCAGCAGGCGGAGGAAAATCAGATGCAATGCTTGCTGAAGCCCTTAGACAGGTGAATGTACCAAATTATAGAGGGATTATTTTCCGAGACACTACAAAACAGTTGGAAGGTCTGATATCGCGATCAAATGATTTATATAGCAAGGCATTTCCAGATGCAAAATATAATGACAACAAATTGCAATGGAAATTCGGGTCTGGTGCAAAGATTTTCTTCGGATACATGGAACATGAAGCTGACAAATTAAATTATCAGGGAAAAGCATACGACTTTGTCGGATTTGACGAAGTAACACATTTCACATATTCGCAGTACATGTATCTGCTGTCACGTAATAGACCTGTAGGACCAAATACAAGAGTGTATACAAGGTCGACGGCAAACCCGGATGGTAAAGGATTGCAGTGGGTAAAGGATAGATTTATTACGGCAGCGCCGCCAATGACACAGATTAAAGGAGTTTATGAAGTATATAAACCAGACGGAACAACGATAAAAATGAAACGAAATCGTATTTTTGTACCGTCGTCTATATTCGATAATGAAGAATTATTGAAAAACGATCCAAACTATCTTGCAACGTTAGCATCTCTACCAGAGGCAGAAAGAAATGCCTATTTATATGGCGACTGGGGAAGCTTTAAAGGTCAGGTATTCCGAGAATGGAAAGATGATCCGGTACATTATGAGGACAGGAAGTGGACACACGTAATTAAACCATTCCGAATACCGGAGCACTGGAAAGTATATAGAGGATATGATTTCGGTTATTCGAAACCATTTTCTGTCGGCTGGTATGCAGTAGATGAACACGGAAAGATTTACAGGATAAAGGAATATTACGGATGCACAGGAGAACCGAACACAGGATTAATGCTGGATCCGGTGGAACAGGCACGTGGAATCCGTGAAGCAGAAGAAAATGATCCGTTTTTAAGCAAAAAGAGAAAAGAGATCATTGGTATAGCAGATCCGGCAATCTTTGATGAATCAAGAGGAGAATCCATTGCAGCAATGCAGGCAAGACATCCACTCTATGTTTACTGGTCGCCGGGAGATCACACACGGATACCGGGAAAAATGCAGTTTCACTATAGGTTTGCATTTGATGAAGAGGGCGACTGTATGTTCCAGGTATTTAATACCTGTACAAATTTCATCAGGACGATTCCAAACCTGATATACAGCGATTCACACCCGGAAGATATAGATACTGAACTTGAAGATCATATATATGATGAGTGCAGATATGTGTTAATGGAGAACCCGATCACTCCAAGAGCAAATGCAGCACAGAAGATAGATATAAATGATCCGTTGAATCAGAGAACAGAACCAACAAAACCATATAGATTTTATAGTATTTAGGAGGCAGAAATGGCAAACAGTAAGAGAACAAAAACAAAAGTTGCACCGGTACAACAGCATGGAATTACACCACAGAACATGGCAATGCTACAGCAGATGCAGGATATGCAGGCAGCAGAGAACCAGCAGAAGATTCTCACACAGGAAGCGGATAATAAACAGCATGATCCGGACAGTGAACAGACACCAGATCCACAGATGATCGTGATCACGGACAAAGATGTAAAGAAAGCGATGGGGATCTTGCAGAAATACAAGGAGTGTAAAGCAAATCTAGAAAGAAGAATTGTTGAAAACGAGGAATGGTTTAAGATGCAGCACTGGCCAATGATGCAGAAAGAGCAGAAAAAGGATGATATCAGACCAGCGTCTGCATGGCTGTTTAATTCTATCATCAATAAGCATGCAGATATCATGGATAATTTCCCGGAAGCACTCATTTTGCCAAGAGAGCGGAGCGATGAGGCAACTGCAAAAACATTATCGTCTGTAATCCCTGTCATATTGCAGCAGAATGACTATGAGCAGGTATATAGCGATATTGGATGGTACAAGCTCAAAGCAGGAAGTTCTGCACAGAGTATCTGCTGGGATAACACAAAGCTGAACGGGCTGGGAGATATCAGCATCAAGAAATGTGACATCATCAATCTGTTCTGGCAGTCCGGGATCACAGACATACAGGATTCTGCGAATGTCTTTTATGTGACATTAGTAGACAATGACGAGCTGAAGAAAAACTATCCAAACCTTAAGAGCCTTGGAAATTACCCGGAATTGGATGTGAATAAATATATCTATGATGATCAGGTGGATACGACAGAAAAGTCAGCAGTTGTTGACTGGTATTATAAACAACATGTGAGCGGATATGACAAGGACGGCATACCGCAGACAAAAACAATCCTGCAATACTGCAAGTTCTGCAATGGACAGGTGTTGTTTGCATCCGAAAATGATCCACAGATGAGAGAAGAGGGATTTTATAAGCATGGCATGTATCCGTTTGTGATCGATACTATGTATCCGGAAGAGGGAATGCTATGCGGATTCTCTGACATTGATGTCATGAAGGACTGTCAGGCATACATCGATAAAATGCAACAGGCTATTCTTGATAACGCACTATCGAACTCGAGAAACAGGGCAATATTTAATGATCAGGCAGGGATTAATGAGAAAGAATTTAGTGATCCGTCATGTACGCTTGTACACGCAAACGGAAATCTCGGAGAAAATGCATACCGTCCGTTAGAGGGCAAACCACTGAATGGTATCTATGTGACAGTGCTGAATAATAAAATACAGGAATTAAAAGACACATCTGGAAATACTGCATCATCACAGGGACAGGCATCATCTGTGACCAGTGCATCTGGTATTGCGTCATTGCAGGAAGCAGCTGGAAAACTTGCAAGGGATTCCAATAAGAGCGCATATCGCGCATTTGCACGTGTGGTACAGATGGTGATCGAGCTTATTCGACAGTTCTATACAGAGGAAAGATGTTTCAGAATCACAGGGGATGACGGAGAACAGGATTTTGTGAGTTTTGATAATTCCGGTCTTTTACCAAGAAAACAGGGACAGGCGTTTGAAATAGATCTCGGAAACAGATTACCAATTTTTGATACAGAGATCAGACCAGCAAAAAAGAGTGCTTACAGTAAGGAATCGCAAAACCAGATGGCATTGAATTTCTATGCAGCAGGATTTTTCGCACCTGCAAATGCAGATGCAGCTATCGCATGTCTGAATATGATGGAATTTGATGGAAAAGAGAAAACACTTGCACAGATCAAACAGAATCAGACACTGTTTGCACAGGTAATGCAGTTGCAGCAGATGGTGCAGCAGTTGACAGCAGTGGTGGATGCACAGAACGGAACAAATCTTTCAGGACAGACACCAGATGTAGCGAGTACAGCGGCAATGAGTGGAACTGATACAAAAGGTGGAACAACAACACAGAGCAGGGGATCATTGACAACACAGGCAGCTAGTGCTGCACGTAATGCAACCTCACCAAGATAGGAGCAGAAAATGACAAACATCACGGTAGAAAAAAAGGGAGACAGACACATTTTACATATTGAGGGACATGCAGGATATGGCACACATGGTAATGATATCGTGTGTGCCGCAGTATCAATACTAGGATATACGTGGTTGAATGAACTGCTTATCATGGAGGAACGAAAGCAGGTAAAGAATGTCTCTTATGAAGAGGATAACGGAAAACTTTTGATAGAATTTTCAGGAGGAGACAATGCCGTAAACACTGCATATGAAACGATTTTAACAGGATTTGAAGCTTTGCAGCAAAATTATTCTGAAAATATTACCCTAAAAAGGGGGGCACAGGTTTTTTAGGATAAATTATAGTGGACACAACGAGGAATGATCCTCTGACACGTCGGAAAGGAACGATAGAAAAAATGAGAAAATTATTATTAAACCTTCAGACATTTGATGATGGAGCAAGCGCTGGCACATCAGCAGGAGAAGGTACCGCAGCAGAAAGCACACAGGGAGTCGCTGCCCCAACAGTAAAAGGTCGTAAAGGTAATAACCTGCAGAATGTAGTATACGGAAAGCAGGACGTGAGTGACGACTACTCAGAACAAACGAAACTGCCAGGCGCAGAAAAGACAGTCACAACAAAAGAAACCGAAGAAAGATCTGCACAGTTTGAGAACATGATCAAAGGCGATTATAAAGATGAATTTAATAGTCGTGTACAGAAGATCGTGCAGGGACGTATCGGAGATACCAAGGCATTACAGGATCAGAATGCAAAAATGCAGCCGATCATTGATATGATGTCCAGAAAGTATGGCGTAGATGCGAGCAATATTGATGCACTTACAAAGGCTATCCAGGAGGATGACTCTATTTTCCAGGATGAAGCTGCAAAAAAAGGAATGTCAGTGGAACAGTACAAAGAGTACCGAAAGATGGAGTCAGAAAATGAACATCTGAGACTGGCATTGCAACAGCAGGAAGCCAGACAGCAGGGAGAAAAGACATATCAGGAATGGATGCAGCAGGCAGAAGATCTGAAAGAAAGATACGGCATATCTGACTTCTCTTTTGAGGAGGAAACACAGAATCCGGATTTCTGTAAGATGCTTCAGAATGGTGTTTCTGTGGAAGCAGCATACAAAGCAGTGCATTTTGATGAAATGTTGGGCGGTGCTATGGCGGCCACAGCAAAAAATGTGAGCAGTCAGGTTGCCAAGAATATTCAGGCAAGGGCGGCACGTCCGGTAGAAGGAGCTGTCAATTCACAGCCGGGTGCAATTGTAAAAGCGAATGTATCTCAGCTTTCCAAAGAGGATCGAGCTGAGATTGCAAGGAGAGTTGCAGAAGGAGAAACTATATATTGGTAAACTCCACTGCAATATATGGAGGAAAACTATGAAAGCAAAAGAAGCAAGATTTTTAATGTTAAAGTTACAGTTATTTGCCGAACCAAACACACAGACAACAGATTTGCCGGGAATGTCTGTGGAAATGAAAACCTATTACAGTGACTATCTGATCGATATCGCTGGTCCGGAACTTGTACATGATCAGTTTGCGGATACTTACGACATTCCAAAAAATGGTGGTAAAACAATCGAATTTCGTAAATATGACAATCTGAAACCGGCTCTCACACCACTGACAGAAGGTGTAACACCTAATGGAAACAAGTTAAACGTTACCAAGATCAATTCCACTGTTGATCAGTACGGAGATTATATTACGTTATCCGATATGCTGACACTCACAGCTATTGATAACAATGTGATCCAGGCAACAAAGAAATTAGGCTCACAGGCAGGACTTACATTAGACTGCATCACACGTGACGTACTCTGCGGCGGAACAGCTGTTTTCTATGCAAATGGAAAAACATCAAGATCACAGCTCACCAAAGCGGATAAGCTTGATCGTAACATTTTCTTTAAGGTGGCAGCGTATTTGAAAAAAATGCATGCACCTAAGATTGATGGAAGCTATGTAGCAATCATCCATCCATCCTGCTCAGCAGACATTATGATGTCAGACGGATGGATTGATATCACAAAGTATAAGAACCCGGAAAAGATTTACGAAGGAGAAATTGGTAAGATTGCTGGAATCCGTTTCGTAGAATCTTCAAACGCAAAGGTATGGAGAGAGACTGAAAACAACTGTCCGGAAGGTCTTGCGGTATATTCCACAATCGTTGTTGGAAGCGGCGCATATGGTACAACGAAAGTATCCGGAGGCGGATTACAGACAATCATCAAACAGTTGGGTGCCGGAGAAGATCCATTAAACCAGCGTGCAACAGTCGGATGGAAAGCAACCAAGACAACAGAACGTCTTGTAGAGCAGTATATGGTTCGCATCGAATCGTGCTCAGATGAATCCGAGAATGAGGAGGCAAATTAATGAGTAAAGCAGAGGAAAGTACACATCAGGTAAGCGTAGAAGAACTGGAAACAGCTCTTGCCAATGCCGAAGCAGAAAAAGACAAAGCAGTAGAGAAAGCCTTAAAACAGGCAGAGACAGAAAAAGAAGCAGCAGTGCAGGCGGCATTAGAGGATTATAAGAAACAGCTTGCGAAAGCAGAGAACACTCCTATAAAAGCTGAAAACAAGAAAGTGAGAATGGTGCCGATCAAGATTGAAAAAACCAAAAGTGAGAGAGACGATGTTTTTGTCTGCGTGAATGGAAAGAACTTCCAGATCAAGAGAGGAGAAATTGTCAATGTTCCGGAGTATGTCTGCGAGGTACTTGAAAACATGAAAAAAATGGATGAGCTTGCGATTGAGAGAATGGAAGAAGCAACTAAAAATTTTGCCTAGAACGGAAAGGGGATACGGAGTAGTTCCGTGTCCTCTTTTTTTTAAGGAGAGAAGCTATGACGGTAAATGAACTTATAACAATGGTAGGGGAATTAAAACCACATCAATTCGAAGACAATGTGCTGATCGGATGGCTCAATACGGTAGAAGGAAAGCTTGTGAATGAAGTTTTCTGCATGCGTGAAGAGGACGAGAGGATCACAGCACTTGATTACAGTAAATATGATGAGAAAACAAGCATGGATACAGAGTTATTAGCACCTGATCCATATACAGATTTATATAAATATTATTTATTCAGCATGATTGATTTTACAAATGAAGAGATGGACAGATATACAAATTCCATGCTGATGTTCAACAACAGCTGGCAGGAATTTGTTAATTACTGGTACAGAACGCACGGTACGGTACTAACGGAGCGTTTTAAGGTTTAGGAGGGATGCTATGCAGTTGCCACAGTTAAATGTAAAAAATTCCAGCATCAATATCCTGAACACATTTATGGGATATAACCATAACAGCAGGATTGCGGACGGGGAATTTTATGATATGAAAAATCTCACCACAGACTACTTCCCTATGATGGCGGTAAGACCAAAGAGAGCAATCATAGAGCAGCTGGTCAATCCGATGGGAATGTTCGGATGCGATAAGGTAGTATTTGTGGATGATAATAAACTTTATTATGACCAGGGATATGTGTGTGATCTAAAAAAAGAATGTGCAGGTAAAGAGCGCAGATTTGCAATGATAGGAGCGTATTTATGCGTGTTTCCTGACAAACTGATCTATAACACATATGACCAGACAGTGGACTATATGGAGAATGAAGTCACTACAACGACAGCACCGACGTTTTCTTTGTGTAAACTGGATGGGACAGTATTTGATGAAACGAATACTTATACCGGGAATACAGCACCTGATACAGAAAAATATAAGTACTGGATTGATACATCACAGGACACGGTTGTGATCAAGATGTGGAGCAGTAATACAAGCGAATGGACATCAGTAGCTACCACATACGTGAAAGTATCATCACCGGGAATCGGGAAAGGATTCAAACAATATGATGCGGTCACTTTCAGTGGAGTAGATAAAACATCTGCAATTTATAATGATTACAATTTTAATCAGTCCAATATATTGTACAGCTGTGATGATGACAATGTTGTGATCGTTGGATTTATCAACAAGGTATTCACAAATAGTGGCAATATCACATTGAAGCGTGAAGTTCCGGATATGGACTTTGTAGCAGAGATGGATAACCGTGTATGGGGATGCTCATCAGAGAAGCATGAGATATATGCGTGTAAGCAGGGAGATCCAAAAAACTGGAATTGTTTTATGGGACTTGTTTCTGATTCTTATGCGGCAACAATCGGTACAGATGGGGATTTCACCGGATGCATTAATTACATGGGAACGATATATTTCTTCAAGGATGCCGGTGTGCATTATCTATTCGGCTCAAAGCCATCTGATTTCCAGATTAACTGGAAAACATTAAGGGGAGTACAGAAAGGCTCGGAAAAGAGCCTCGTAGTGCTGAATGAGTACCTTTATTACAAAAGCCGGGATGGAATATGTGTCTTTGATGGAAGCTCACCGGAAAGCATCTCTGATGCATTTGGAAAAGAGATTTATTATGACGCCACAGGCGGAGCTTTCCGGGATAAATATTATGTGTGCATGCGGAATACAGAATATGAATATAGCATGTTTGTGTATGACAGCAAGAAAAGCATCTGGATAAAGGAAGATAATACCAAAGCAAAAGGATTTGCCAGAACAGACGGCGCATTGTATCTGATCAATGAAAACAACGTTCTGCAGGTGATCAACTATGAAAAAATCTATACAAAACTGTTCCCGATGATAACCGGAGCACATGAAAAATACTGGTATCCGGGGGAAGATATCTATCCAGGAAACATCATGGAAGGAAAGCTGGAGGATACCATAGAATGGAGTGCGGAAACCGGACTGATCGGGCTTGAATCTCCATTTGCGAAGTATATCAAGAATTTCAAGATCAGATTGCATATTGATACACACGCATATCTAAAGGTGGAAGTGTCCTATGACAGCTCGGGTGCATGGGAAGAGTTGATGAAGTATTACAGTACAAGACCTAGAAGTCTGGAACTGCCGCTTAAGGTACGGAGATGTGACCATATGCAGTTGCGGTTATCAGGAAAAGGTAATGTGAGGATATACAGTATCGCAAAAGAGTACGAGGAAGGGAGCGGAAAACAATGAGTACAAGATTTGGTTATCCGAATATCAAGGTGGGAAAGTTATCAAATGAGCAGAATATACAGAATACGAAGTCATTTTTGTATGCATTCAGCGAAAGCACAAGCCAGTATATAGAGAATCTGGAAAATAAAGTAAACACATTGGAAGGCATTATTGAAAACATGGCCAAGAGCAAGGAGGTATAGTATGCCTATAAACGATATCAGTAGTATTTTTTCACAGAACACAACAGCGGCAAAAAAGAAATTAGAGGAAATCGAAGCCAATAGACCGGGAGCGTATCAGAGCAACTGGCAGGGAACGATAAACAGTCTGATGGATAAGATTGTGAATCAGAAGGATTTTTCCTATGATTTTAACGCAGATCCATTGTATCAGCAGTATAAGGACCAGTACACACAGCTGGGAAAACAGGCGGCAATGGATACTCAGGCAAACGCTGCGACATTAACAGGAGGTTTTGGAAACAGTTATGCGGCCACGGCTGCAACACAGGCAAACCAGCAGTATCTTACGCAGTTAAATAACGTGATTCCACAGTTATATAGCCTTGCAATGGATAAATACCAGATGGATACAGACAAGCTCTACAACCAGTTTTCGGCAGTCGGAAGCCAGGAAGACAGAGAGTACGGACAATACAGAGATACAGTGACCGACTGGAAAGACGACAGAGGCTATTATTATAACAAATACAATGATTCTATTGGAAATGACCAGTTTATAGCCAATTATAACCAGAGCGAAGACCAGTTTAACCAGAACATGGCATACAACCGGGAAAGAGATGCCATTGCAGATTCACAGTGGCAGCAGCAGTTTGAATATAACAAAGGCAGGGATAATGTATCGGATTCGCAGTGGCAGCAGTCGTTTAATTACCAGCAGCAGAGAGATAATGTATCAGATTCACAGTGGGAAAAGCAGTATGCGTTGTCACTTGCTAAGTCAAAGAGTTCTGGAAGCGGTTCATCCGGAAGAGGTTCATCCGGAAGCAAATCAAGTGGTTCAAGCAAAATTGGAAAAGGTTTAGAAAAAGAAATAAAGAAGGTGAAACAGGTAGATCAGTTTAATTACATTTCAGGTAAATTTGGCAATGTTGCAGATAAATCATATGCAAATATGCTTGCTAGTAATGTGAATAAAGGAATTATTACGCAGGAAGAAGCAAATGCAATTTTAAAGAAAAAACAGCAGGAAATTTATACAGCCGCAAATAAGAAAAAATAAGGAGAAAGATTATGAGAAGAAAGCAGATTACAGGTGCAGACTTATTATCTGAATTGCATAGTTATAATGGAAATGACAAGCGATATAGTGAAAGCAAAGTAACAGAAGCGGCTAAGGCGGTGGATAATGGAAACTATCAAGAAAGTGAAACAGCAGCAGATTATGCAATGAAAAAATTGAAAGCCCATTATGGTGTAGAAGATCAGGATAATAATGAGGATATCGCCCAGCTTGCACAATCTGGCTTGCAAAAATTAGAGCAGTACTATGGCACAAGAAATCAGATGTCGTCTGTCAACACAATTCAAAGTGGAATAAAGGAAGGACAGAACCGCTATTTTACCGAGGACAGCAAGCTTCCAACCAGCAGCAGAATCATCCAGACTATGGATGACAGAGCCATTGAGGAAGCACTTAAGATTGCAAAAGAAAGAATGCAGAAGTCAGACGAAGAATATGCTGCATCGTTTGGAAGGAGTCCGGAGGCTGCGAGCAAGCACTTCGAGCAGGAGGAACAGATTGACTTATATCAGAATGAGTCTGACAGGCGGAAAGCGGAAAAAGAGCGGAATGCGTATAATAAAAAGCGTGAAGATGCCTTAAGTGCTCTGACAGATGAACAGAGACAGACATTGGAAGAATATGCAGAAGCAAAGAACATGGTAGAGTCAAATATGGCATTTTCCGGATTGAACCAGAATTATGACACGAACATTGCAAAGAATAATGCAGAGTATATTTCGAAAATGGATCAGTATAGGAAACTTCTGGAAAAATCAGGAATAAAGAATGTCGATGTTCTGACTCAGTATGTAAATGAGATCAATGATGAGAAGAATACGATAGAAATGAATGAAGGAATACAGAAGGCTGTGAAGGAGAATCCAGTAGCAAATAGTATAGGACTGTCAGTTATTGATATTGCAATGTCACCGGCAGCAGGATTAACCGCTGGAATAGAATCATTAAAAAAGCCTTTTTATCCGGATCCAAGTGCACCGGTAAATACCAATTCTGATCTGTACTATATGACTAATTTCTCCAATGCGGCAGAAAGTGCGGTCAGCGACAAAATCGATAATAAGTATGGACAGTTTGCATATGGAGTAGGTATGAGTACGGCAAAATCAGCGTATTCCATGGCATTAGGAAGTGGTGTGGTCAGTGAACTTGGTTTAACAGGAAATGCCGCAAAAACAGTAGGGAACATTGTTACACTGCCACAATTTGGAACATCAGCCTATGCCGCTACCTTACAGCAGGACCAGAGCAGTGGCATAAGCACGGAGAATGCAGTAAAGCATGCACTGGCAGCAGGATTTAATGAGATGCTGTTTGAGGTGGTATCTCTGGATCGTGCATGGGATATTCTGCATAGAAGCGGAAAAACAGTGGCAAAAGAAGCAATCGTGAGCACTCTGGCACAAGCAGGAATTGAAGGATCAGAGGAAGGATTTACAGATATTGCAAATGATATTGCTGATAATATCATCAACGGTGACCAGTCAGAGTACAACCGGAATGTACAGAATTATCTTTCTATGGGATATACAGAACAGGAAGCAAAAGACAGGGCAAGTAAAGATTTCATGGGTGAGATAGCACAGGATGTACTTGCAGGTGCTATTTCCGGCGGTATTATGGGTGGAATCGCGAATACAGCAAATGCTGTCAATTACCATAAGTTGGGAGAACATATCGAAACAACAACAGAATTAAAAAACAATATTCTGGATACCGTAGAGAAGATGGACGAAGACACGGGAGCAAAACAGCTTTTAAACGAAAAAGGAAGGGAAAACCTTACAGCAGATGATTTTGGCACAATTGTACAGTCCATGGCAGAAGAAACAAATGCAGATATTGAAGAAGTACTTACCGAACGTTTTGTTGAGCTTAACGAAACGAAAAAGCAGGCAAAAGAAGATGCAAAAGAGATTATAAATGCAGTGTCAACTGCTAGTGAGGATGTATCAGAGGAAGAAAACACAGCCAGAGTTAAAAAATTCGAGGAAAATCCGAACCTTGGAACGGTATATGCAGAAACTATGCGTGGCGAGCATACTGCCTTAAATGACGCTTTAAACGACGTACAGAGCAGTTACCATTATACACAGATGGAGAAAAAAGGCAGGGATAACCATACGGGGGTAACAAAAGCAGTTGTAAAGGATTCCGGAGAAAACCAGATTGTGATCGATGTACAGAATGTTTCCGGCAATCATGCGATCGTTCGCATGGCAAATGGAACATTGAAAGATCTTTCTGAGATTGAGATTCCGGACAGAAACCTGCGGCAGCTTTATAACTTTTCATCCACCATGGATACTGCAACTGTAGCAAATACATTGATTAATAACTGGGATAATGAGGAAGTAACACCATATGTGCGTGCAAGTGCGGTATTTTATAACGCCGGGAAACTTGGAACAAGCTCATTTGAATCACTTATGAACAACCCAAAGAATGCACAGCTTGTCATGAGTGTAAATAATCCGGCGACACTGAAAGCAATGTACACTCTCGGACAGAATAACAGTCAGAGAGGGGAAGTTGCACCGGTGCAACAGACACAGGAAGTGCACAAAGGGGAAAACTCCGCGAAAAAAGAAGGAAAAGTGGTTGATCTCCGTACTGATAAGGCAGATTCAAGAATGGTTTCCGTTGCAGAAAAAGTCGCGGAAAAAACCGGACTGGAAATCACGCTGAATGATTCATTGGAACACGGAGAAAACGGGCATTTTAACCAGGCACTATCCAGGATCGCATTGAGCAGTACATCACACAATGAATATGAGACACTGATTCATGAATTAAATGAATGGGCGAATACATACAATCCGGAAGGTATGCGTAAGGTTATGGATACCGTGCTTGATTATGCCCAGACAAAAGAAGGTGCGGATTATCTTTCTGAAAAAATCCAGCAATATTATATTAAGTACAAGGGTATAGAAGCTGATAAGACCTACGAAAATTCTTCAGATGAATTTGTATTTGACTATCTGGCCGGAGTGTTCAGTTCAGAAGAAGGAGTGAAGGACTTCTCACGATATATGACGGAAGAAAATATTTCACAGAAAGAACAAAAGAGCATTTTAGAGACGGTAGCAGACTTTTTCAAAGAACTGTACGATAAAATCGTATCTTTCCTTGACGATCATGTATTATCTGAGACAGCGAAAAAAGGACTTGAAGCGGATGCAGAAAAAGCGCAGGAAATCCGTGACATGGTACTGGGAGTATGGAGTGAGGCAGAGGAAAATTTTGGCAATAATGCAGAGGCAGAAAATGATATGAAGTTTTCTATCAATGTCGATCTGGATGAGGAGCTAAAAAAATATAATATTGAAAATAAACTCAATGATTATATTGCGGTCCAGAAAGCAGTTGTAAATCATCTTAAAGAAACAGGATTTTTTGACAAGAATAGTACAGTGGTGAATGAAGAAACCGGAATGCAGATCAGAATTAATCCTCGTGGCATTAAAGAGACTCTTGCAAATGGAAAAAGGTTTCAGTCTTTGCCGAGAGAATTGAAAAAACTCAAAATAGCTACAATAGAACAACTGCCAAAAATTATAAAAAGGGGGGAACTTATTGAGGATAATATTGAAAATACACATGGGGAAAATTCATTGTATGCATATTTTGAAACACCAGTAGAAATAAATGGCGGTAACTATAAAGTTAGGGTAAATATAAGAAAGACAATAGAAACAAATAAATTCTGGATTCATAATGTAATATTAGAAAAGGATTCTGAATTACTCAACCCAACCCGAAAGCAAGGTATCCACGAGATTCAGAATCCTTCTGAAAACATTATATCACAAACTGAGAAAAATGAAACAAAAAAATATTCTATTGATATTGACGATTCTTTCTTTGATGCATTATATAACGAACCATCCGAGCATGAGACAGAGATGTCATCTATTATTCAGGAAGGCTTTGAATCTCTGAAAAATATGGAAGTTAATGAGCGTATGATGCATAAAATCGCTTATGCTATTAAGAAAGAGAATAAGAGTACCTATGATATTGATAAACTCGCTTCAAATCTGACGAAAGTATTTGCATACCTGAAAGAACATAAGAATGCAGATTATAATGATATGATCCGCATTGTACAGGAAGTAGCAAAGCCGGTCATTGAGGAGAGTACAGACGTGGATTCATACGAGCAGCAGGCCTATAAGGATGTCAGGGATTATGTAAAGGGACTGGATATCAGACTGAACGATGAACAGAAAGCAGAGGTCGCATATTATTATGGTTCCTATGAGAAATTCCGGAAAATGAACTTTGGTAATTTCAACTTTACGGACAAAGGAACATATCTGGATAACCTGTGGACAGAGATTGTAGATAATTCTTATCAGATGCTGGATTATGATGTATCGTCAGCAGACCAGCCGATGGCACTGGTCGATATGCTGAACCAACTAAAACCGGCAAAAAAGAATATATTCGGCATGGATAAAGAACAAGCGGCATATGACCTTGCGTTGGATATTTACCGCAGATTCTTTGTGGAACAGGCACAGGATGCGGCAAATAAAAAAGTGTATGAGAAAACAGACAGACTGATCGTGAGACAGCAGGAATACAGGAAACGAGTAAAAGCGGCATATGATGAAAGCCTGGCAAAACTGCGCACAGTGGAAGCAGAAAAGAGAAAACAGCAGGAGGCACGTTATGAGGAAAAAATAGCAGATCTTAAGAATGCGCAACAAGCGGCTCTTGCGAATGCGGATAAGAAAGCGGCAAAGAAATATCAGGATGATATTGTATCCTGGAATCGTTGGCTTACGAGAGCAAATCAGAGAGCAGACAGAACAGAGCAGAGAATGCTTGAACTGAAAGCTGCTAATAGGAACAATGCACTTGCAAAGCGGAGAAATCAGGAAATGAGCAGTATGCGCGAGCGCATTAAGAAAAATGCAAATGGAATCATAAGCTATTTTAATACGAATACGGATAAGAAGCATGTTCCGGAAGCATTAAAAGATTCTGTGGCTAAGTTTATTACGAGCATTGATTTTGTAAGCGAGAGAGCTAATCCAGACAGTACCGCCACTATGGTCTGGAGGGAATCCCTGAATCAGATGTACCGGAAACTTTCTGATAGAAATGCAGCAGTGGAAGGTAATTATGAGGATATCTTTAATGCACTGATGGATCAAGCAGATGGAA